TGTGTATAAGAGACAGGCTGATGGCCCTACCTGATGCAGAGCCCCAGAATCCGGCGTGCGGCGCATGCAAAAGCGAGACCAGACACGATGACGAACACTGGGTGTGCGAGGACTGCGGACTCACCTTCGACTACCTGACATTTGAGGCCGAATTCACCGACCCCGACGCCGAAGTATGCGGTGCGGCCTGCGACAACACCTGGCACGGAGACCACAAGATCCGACCCGGTAAGGGCTTCCAGTGCGGCACATGCCAACTACCGAAGGGGCACACCACCAGACTGCACTGGACAGGATGCAAATCCGTGGAACCGGATCGCTGGTGTGTGACCAATGGCGCCTACTGCTACCGCAAAGACGGCCACCGCAGATACGAATCCAATCCATCAAGTCGCACTGAGAGATTCAAGAAGGCGTACCGGTTCCCGCTAGAGGAAGCGTTGGCCCTGGCGAAACGCTGCGCCCCGAAGATGACTATCAACGGCCACACCATCGCCGACGTCCTTGAGCGCCGGGAGACCGCCAATGCCTGAACGTATCCAGCGCCGCCGCTCCAAGGGCTGGCGCATGCCCGAAGGCGCAATCTATGTTGGACGGCCGAGCAAGTGGGGCAACCCGATTCGGATCATCACGGAACGCGGCCGCCACTGCACGATGTATCGCGTCCACGGATCTCCGCTGGACGGGCCCGGCGGCGGTCCTTCCTACTGCGTCCTCGATCACGCCAGGTACTTCGCGGCACGAGGGTTCGAGTGGGATCTGCTGAACGGCCGCTATCCGGACTACCCGAGTCTCGACGAGATCCGCGCCGAACTCGCCGGCCACGACCTAGTGTGCTGGTGCCCACCACGCCCCCGGATCCGCAACGGATCACTCGGCGACGTGAACTGCCATGCCGACGTGCTGCTGGAGCTGGCCAATGGGTGACCTGTCCGGGTACCAGTTTGGCGAACTGCTGTGCGTCAGCTGGAACGACGAGATGGCGCAACGGTTCCCGAACGCCGACCATACGGGATGCCGGCAGGAGTGCGTTCACGACGGCACTCAGTGGCAGCCCTACGACCCGCCTCGCTGCCATGACTGGCACTGCAACCGCTGCGGTGGCCGGACGAACAGCTATGGCCATCATGACTGTCCAGACCGGCCAGCCAAGTACCCCAGCCAGATCTGACCAGAGAGGAATCCGAAGATGACCGTCCGCGCCCGCGTTCAGTTCGACGATGGCGAGGCCCTGCTCGACCTGTCCGAAATGCCCCGAATCGGAGAGGCCATCATCCTGCCGGCGTTCGTCGACCCCGGAGGGCGAGACGCTATCTCGCCGTACCGCATCACCGACATAGCCCACTACGCAAGCGATGTCCTCACGGGGCCCAGCCAAAGGGTCGACATCCGCGTCCGCGGCTCACTAAAGACCGGACCACGGTCCGCGCCGCCCGACGCCTAACCACCCGAACTACCTTCGCAGCGCGCCCCCGACCCTCACCGGTCGGGGGCGCTTTTCGCATCTGTGGCCAACCCACACGACCACATCCACTATGCCCGTGGGGGTATTGCCGTGTGTGGGTGCAGTGCCCTGGTGCACGGGCTGGTCGGGGTTAGCGGGGTGGAGCTGCGGTGATGCGGTGCTGTCGGTTTGGGCTGCGAGTGTTTGGGAGATGGCAACTACGAGGGGCGGTGAAGCGGTGAGCGCAGGTCAGGGGGGCGGGCAGGTGCACCCGCCGCGCCGGCACCAGCGCGGCACGCTGTTCCAGCGCCGTGACGGGATCTGGATCGGCAAGGTCCGTGACCCGCGCTCGGTGCGCACCGGGATGCGCCGGATGCTCTCGGTCTCCTCGGTCGACGCCGCTACCGCGGCCGAGAAACTCGATCGACTGATCGATGATCTGGACGCGGAGTACGCGGCGGCCGGCGGCTACAGCACCGGCAGCTGGCTGCGGTTGTGGGCCGACGAGATCCACGCCGTGAAGGTCCGGCCCTCAACGATCCGCAAGTACCTGTCCGTCATCGACAACCACATCGTCCCGGCGATCGGAGACGTGCCGCTGCGTCGCCTGGCGCCGCATCACCTGCGCCGCATGCTCGCCGCCGTGCCGACCTCCCGCAACGCCCTGACGTGCGACACCGTCATGCGCCGCGCCCTGGCCGACGCGGTGAGGGAACGCGCCATCGACTACAACCCCACCGAGGCAGTCCACAAGCCGCGCCACACCCCCGAGGACCGCTTGCAGCTCACCGCCGAGCAGGCCCGCACACTGATCTCCTCCGCCGAGGCCAAGCACGATCCCTTCGCCGACCGCTGGGCCGTGGCGTTCATGACCGGCGCCCGCAGCGGCGAGATCCTCGGCCTGCAATGGGACCGAGTCGACCTCGATCCCGCCGGCGGCACCGTCGACCTGACCTGGCAACTGCTCGCCCTGCCCTGGCTGCATGGCTGCCCCACACCTGCCGGAGCCCGCGAGGCGAGCTGCGGCCGGCGCATGCCCGGCCACTGCCCGCAGCGCACGCCGATGCGGCCCCGCGGTTTCGAACACGTGCCCCTGCACAACAACCTGGCGCTGACCCGACCCAAGACCAAAGCCAGCATTCGCCGGGTTCCCCTCGCCGATTCGATGCGGGACATGCTCGCCGAACGCAAGATCCGCGACATTGGCCCGAACCCGCACAACCTCGTCTGGCACGAAGCCGACGGCCGACCCATCAGTCCCACCGACGACCACAACCGCTGGAAAGACGCCCTGGCCGCCGCCGGCCTCCCCAACGTCACCCGTCACAGCAGCCGCGCCACCGCCGCCACCGTCCTACTCGACGCCGGAGTCGACGAAGCCACCCGCATGGCCATCCTCGGCCACGTCTCCGCCACCGCCCACCGCGTCTACCTCGACATCGACAGCGCCCGAATCCGCGCGGCGCTAGCCAAACTCGACAAGCAGGAGGAAGCGTGACCAGCACCGCGCCGGCATCAGCTGCCGACATCGAGCTGTGGAGCTACCCGGTAAGCGATGATCCCGCCGACGCTCGGCTCCTGGGAAGCATCGCTCAAGACGACATCGCCAATGAGGACTGGCCAATCTGCGGCACCTGTGAACCACTACGCGCCTATATCTCGTTGCGCGCCAACAACGTCGTTGCACGCCAAGTGCACGCTGCGACCCTCGTCAAGGACTCTCGGATCTACATCTTTCGGGGCCACCACATCGGCCACTGGTATTGGTCGGGACGTCTCAGCGAATGGAAGATCGAGCGCGCGACCCGGAGGGAAGACAACCTTCTCACCATGTCCTTCCTGGGCTCCGTCAAAGCATCGGCCGCATCGAGATGCATAAGGGGTGAGCAGAGATGCGCCAGCTAGATGAGCTGCGAGCCATCAACGTGTGGCCCAACCCATTACTACCTCCCCTGGAGTCGTTCCCGCCCACCGCACAGTGGCCCTTCGCGCCGCACGCCAAAGGTGAGCTGATTGCCCTCTACGCGTGGTACACCGCGAGGTACATCACCGGAGTGATGCCTGATGGCCCGCTCGACATGAGCGCGTGGTGGTTCGACCCGCTCGCCGACCTGCGCGTCGAGATCCAGGCCTACATCGACGAACACGACGACCGCGCTGGCCTCGTCGAGGCCTGCCGCGCAGCACTCACGATGGGCGGGACGCAATGAGCATCCCCGCATCCATCACCCCCTACCTGCAAGGCCACGAGCTCGACACGCGGTACTTCACCCTGCCCGCCGTGCCCGCGGTAGGCCACAGCTTTGCGTTCGATGACCGGATATGGCGCGTCGATCACGTGCGATGGGTGCCGTCCCACGCCGGCGACGTGGACGACATACCGGAGCAAACCCCCGACTACTGGGGAGTGTGGCGCGTCGAGATCGGAGTAAGCGCATGAGCAAATGCCGGGTGTGCGACGCCGGACCAGTCGGTCAGCGCCTGCACAGGTGCCCGAATTCCAGGTTCTACGTGGCCGGATCAGATCCATCCGCGGAGTACTCCGGCCCCGAAGACCCCGTAAATCACCCGCGCCACTATGGGATTCACCCGTCAGGTATCGAGTGCATCGAGATCACAGAGCTGTGCAGCTTCACGCTCGGCAACGCCATCAAGTACGTCTGGCGGGCCTGGGACAAAGGCAGGCTCGAGGAAGACCTCGACAAGGCCCGCTGGTACCTGCGCCGGACCGCGGCGAACGGATGCGCATCAGCACCACCATTCAAAGCACAGCAGTTGCTGCTGAAGGCAGTGACCAGCGACTGGCTCGTCACACGAGCCGAACTGCTCAACTGCATCCAGACCGGCCAGATCAGCACCGCGATCGAGCTGATCACCGACATGATCGGCGATGTCCAGTGACCGTACCCATCGCTGCGCCACAAGATCTCCCGAACTATCGGCATGCCCGGGACATCCCCGACGTGGTGTTTCTATATGCCGTCGCGCTCTGCCAGGACCCAAGAGCCGGCGGCGGCTGGCACTGGGCCATGCGTGACGACGTAACCCGGGTGCTCGGAGGTCTGGACCGCCAGGCACCTGTCCGCAGCGACGAAGTACCAGGAGTGCCTTGGAAAGTGGTCCTCGCCAAGTTCAGGCGGGTCAACAAGCGCGGTCTCGTCGATGGCTGCGACTGCGGATGCCGCGGCGACTTCGAACTCACCACCAAGGGCCGGCTGCTGCTCGCCGACGCAGTGATCGCCGCGACCGACGCCTATATAGCCTCTGTCGACTGCATGCTTGGATTTCCGGCCTACATCGACCATGACCGGCTCTTAGCCGAATGGAATAGCGCTAAGTACAGCATGATTCACCAGTGCGGGCTGGTCCTATCGGCCGTCTCCGGAGCCGCAACTGAGCACGACTACTACGGGGTCACGCGGTGAGCCGCGACATCATCGACGACATCGACGCGCTGATCGACGAACAACTCGCGACCGGCCCGGTCGATGACTACAGCGTCAACCGGTACGACAAGTGCTGGCACTGCGGCCGGGATTGGCATGGCCTGGCCACAGCCCTCTGCCCCGGTTCCGATTTCATCGGACCCGTTCAGCAGCAGGGCCGTGTCATCAACGTTGCCGAGACCCTTCGCGCCGCGCACGCACACGTCGCGGTCATGATCGATTCTGGGAGCCTGGAGCGCTTCCGGGCGGCCATACGACGCTTCGCCGACGCGTTCACCGGCCTCGTTGAGGTGGCATCGGCAGAGCGGCCAGCAGTCAGATTCCATGCTGCGCCGTCGACCATGATGGTGGCCGGCTTTGACGGTTCGCGATCGGACTCCCTGGCGGTCACCGTCCCATCCGATGACCAGGCTGTCAGCACCCGGCGCCGGGAACGGCAGCGACTCAACGCCCTTGCCCGGCAGCAGACCATCGAGGCCACCCGCCGGAACGAACTGGTCGAGCGATACCGGGCGCGCATGCGAGAGCTGGCCCAATGACCGCCGAAGTCATCGTCGGGTTCGTCCTGACATACGCCATTGCCGTCGTGGTTGTTGCGGTGGTCGGCGTGGAGACCGTCTCGGGTTGGTTCGGAATCCAGGCCATCTGGGACTGGCTCATGGAGATCTCCGGCGGACCGCGGCCGGTGGATTCGTTGCCGGCTGTCGACTGGTGCCAGGGCTGCGATCACAACTTCCCCCGCGAATGCATGGAGTGGAGCGACGACCAGTACCGCTGTCTGACATGCATTTACGGGCCGACTGAACTCAAACGACTGAGAGGTCTCGCATGACTGACTCACGCCCATGCCGGTACCCCGGATGCAAGGACCGCGACGGCAACCCGCGCTCGACACGGGACGGGATCTGCATCGACGTCCGCAAGGACGGTCGCGACCACGGGTGCCAGGCCAAGTTCCGGCGCGACATCCGCAGGCTCGTACTCGATTGGGTTCAGCTCCACGAGCGACTGCCGGCGCCGATGCTCACCGGCCGCAAGGGCGGCCGCCGTGTCAGCGCCCGAAGTCGCGAGTACGGGCACCCTGCCGAATGGGCCAGCGACACCTGCGATCGCATCGTCGCCATCCTCAACTGGACACACGATGGGCTTGCCGATGTTCTCGGCCAGGAGCCGCCGCCGCACCCTGGTAGCGCCGAGCACGTCCAGGTCCGCGCGGCGTGGACGTTCCTCAACACCCACTTCGCCGACCTGTGCCACCAGTACTGGGCCCACGACACCGCGGTCGAGATCCACGAGCTGCACAACAGGATCCGCGCCAGCCTTGGCCAAACCCGACCCCGGATGATCCTCCCGGAGCCCTGCCCCGGCTGCGACCACAAGACCCTGGTGCGCACGATCGACGTCCGCCGCGACCAGATCGACTGCGGCAACTGCGGCTACGTCGTCCCATACGACCACTACGACTTCACGACACGACTCATCGAGACCTGCACCAAATCGGAGCCCGCCAAGGTGGACCAGTGATACCGCCATCCGCACTCGGGCATCGACTGCGGGGCCACCGCGTCGCCGAGTTCCGGCGCAGCGTCGACACGAGCGTGCGCAACAGCGCCGGAGGCATAGCGATCGAGAAGGGCTTCATCATCCATGGATGGGCGTGTTCTTGCGGACGACGGTGGTATCGGACGTGATATGTTACGTAGGAGCAACTGACAGAGCTATGTCCAAACCCCCGAACCAATCACCGGTCCGGGGGTTTTTACGTCTGCCCGTCCGAAAGCGAGACCACGCATGGGAACCGGCGTCCTGGCACCTGAAGGGCTCGACAGCCACATCACCGCCACCGAGGCCGCGGAGCTGTGCGGCGTGACCACCCAGGCGATCAGCCAGTGGGTGAAGCGCGGCCACCTCGCTGTCGCTGGTCTCGACGAGCGCGGCCGGCGCACCTACAAGGTGCGCGACGTCGCACGGGTCGAGCAGATGACCCGGCGCCGCATCCGGAAGATGTGCCGCTGACCGATGGTCGCCGGCCGCGAAGCAACACCGAGCGACGCCAGCGCAACTGAACGACTCATGCGGTATTGGTCGCACGGTGCCGGCGCCGCCAAGATTCGGTGGGGAGTTCCCGGAGACTTCAACCGCTGCGTCGTCGAACTCGGTAAGTACGTCGGCCCAGGCACGGTGAAGGGGTTGTGCGCCAACCTGCACCACCGCGCCACCGGCGCCTGGCCAGGCCACGCCGCTACCGAGCAGCACTGATGGACAACCCCGGCCAGCCGATGATCCTGCAGCAGATCATCATCACGCGCAGCCTGCAGCCCGACGGCGCGGAGACATACAGCGTCGCCTACGAAGGCGGCGTCGGATGGGTTGAGGGACTTGGCCTGCTGGAAGCCGCTAAGTGGGACCTACACGCGCAGTGCAACCCTGTCCCGAATGAGGACCGTGACTGATGGCTCAGAACGTCCACGTCCTGCCAATCAATGACCTGATCGAGCACGACGATGTCGACGACGACTGCGTGTGCGGGCCTGATGTTGAGCCGGTGCTCGCCGACGACGGATCGTGCGGGTGGGTCATCACGCACCACAGCCTCGACGGTCGAGAGCGATTCGAGCAGGCCTGATGCCTCGCGCACCACGGCAATGTCCGGCTGCTGACTGCGATGAGCTGATCAAAGGTAGCGATCGCTACTGCCCGGACCACACGCGAGCCTGGGCCGGGCCGCGCACCGCGAGTGCGCACGCCAGCAACAACCGCGCCTGGAAGCAGCTACGGCCGAAGATCCTCGCCCGCGACGGCTACGAGTGCAAGATCCGCTACCGCGGCATCTGCACCGGACGCGCCACCACCGTCGACAAGATCATCCCGGCCGCGCGCCGGCCGGACCTGGCGCTCGACGAGAACAACCTCCGCGCGGCATGCCGACCATGCAACGAGCACAAGGGCCGCACGACCGACCGAACACCCACCGCACGCCGCTGACCTGCGAGAACAGGCCGCGCACGCGAGCCAGCAAACCCCGACGTCACCGTGAGCACTGCATAGTTATGCACCCATGGGGTCCACCCTCCCCCCGGGGCGCCCCACCCCCCACGCAACGCACTGTGAAATCCGCCGTGTACGGAACCCACAACTTTCGCGGCAGACCCGGCAGGGGCGTGCCGACCGCATAAATATGCGCGAGATGCGTTGCGCAGCAAACTTATTCGTGGTGGCAGTGCTCGACTCCAGACCTTCCCGACAGGGGAAACAGCTGCACCCTTTCCTGACATAGGAGCCCCTCCATGCCGCCGACCCCGAAGAATCCGACGCTGCGCGCTCGCCGCAACAAGACGGCGACGCGCGCGGTGCTCAAGCCGCGATCGAATCCGAAGATTCCCGCGCTGCCCAAGGGCACCCGGTGGCATCAACAGGTTCAGGACTGGTGGAAGCGGGCCTGGTCGTCGCCGATGGTCCCCGAGTGGACCGACTCCGACATCGACGCCCTGTTCATGGTGGCCCGGCTGATGCAGATGCTCTGGTCAGCGGACGCCACGCCGAACGAAGCCAAGGGCCTGGCCGGTGAGATCCGACAACTGCTCTCGCAGTGCGGCCTGACACCGATGTCGCGGCGCTCCCTGCAATGGGAGATCGACCGCGGTGAGGCAGCCGCCGAAACGACCGCCAAACGCCGCGCCGGCACCAAGGCGCCGGCGAAAGCGGCGGCCAAGCCGGACCCCCGGGTGACGCGCGCGAATCTGCGCGCCGTGTAGCGATCCCGGTTCCAGATGGAACTGATCGTCCCGCCCGACACCGACGAGCTCTACCCGACGCTGGGCGATCAGCTGTGCGACTTCCTCGAGGAGCGGGCCTGCCACGGGCCGGGCGACCTCAAGGGCCAGTCGCTCATCCTCGGCGAGGACTGGCGCTACGTGCTCTACCGCGCCTACGAGGTATGGCCGCAAGGCCACCCCCGCGCCGGGAAGCGCCGCTTCAAGCGCGTCGCGGTGTCCTGGCGCAAGGGCTCGGCCAAGACCGAGTTCATGGCGCTGGTCGCGTTCGCTGAGCTGCACCCGGAATCGCCGGTGCGGTTCAACGGATTCGACCCCGACGCACCGTGCGGGCTGGCGCCGGGCCGGCCCGTGGTCGACCCCTACATTCCGCTGCTGGCCAACACCAAAGAGCAGGTCGAGGAACTGGCCTACGGTGCGCTCAAGGTCATCTGCGAAGAGTGCGTCGACACGGACCTGTTCGATGCCGCGCTGGACCGCATTCTGCGGATCGGCGACGACGGCCGTGCCGACGGGAAGGCCGTCGCGGTCGCCAACGCGCCGAACTCCAAGGACGGTGGCCGTACCACCTTCCAGGGCTACGACGAGACCCACCGCTTGTACCTGCCCAACCACAAGGCCGCCATCAAGACGATGGAAGGCAACCTCGGAAAGCGCTCCGCGCAAGACCCGTGGTCGCTGTCCACCACGACCGCCGGCGAACCCGGCCAGAACTCGCAAGCCGAGGACGACCACTTTCAGGCCGAGGCGATCTCACGCGGTGAGATCAAACGGCCCCGACTGTTCTACTTCCACCGGCAGGCCGCCGACGGTTGGGACCTGGAGAAGTTCGAGGACCGCATCGAGGCGATCCGCGAGGCCTCCGGCGACGAGCTGGCCGCGCGCACCGACCTTGAAGATCTCGCAGCGCAGTGGGATGAGCCCAAGGCCGACAAGACCTATCTCGAGCGGGTCTGGACCAACCGCTGGACCGCCCAGGGTGCCGCCGCATTCAACGTGCGCCGGTTCAAGTCACTCGGGATGCCCGGACACGCGATCCCGCGCCGCGCCTACGTCACGCTCGGCTTCGACGGCGCCCGGTTCCGGGACGCCACCGGTCTGGTGATGACCGATGTACGCAGCGGGATGCAGCAGAAGATGTTCCTCGCGGAACGTCCGCTCAACGCTCCCGACGACTGGGAGGTCGACGAGAAGGAAGTCGACAACGCCATCCGGTACGTGTTCACCCACTACCGGGTGCTGCTGGCCTACTGCGATCCGCCGTTCTGGAACTCCACCGTCGGCGGGTGGTCAGCCCGCTACGGCGAAAGTCGGGTCACCAAACGCCCGATCGTGCAGGAGTTCTGGACCGCCAAGCAGGAGCGGATGATCCGGGCGATCCAGGCCTACGCCGATGCCATCGTCTCGGGCGTGCTCTCGCACAACGAAGACGACGACGGCGACCTGGTGCGCCACGTCGGCAACGCCGGCAAGCGGTTCCTCAACCGGCTCGATCCGGATACCGGAATGCCGCTGTGGATTCTGGCCAAGCTGCACAAGGACCGGAAATTTGACCTGTGCATGGCCGCGATCTTGTCGTGGCAGGCACGCATGGATGTGCTCGGCAAGCTTCCGAAGAAGCGCCCGGGTCAGGTGGTGAAAGTGAGGTGAATTGCGTTGGCGCTGACCCCGAGTGAGTGGTTCGACAAGCTCAACGCACTGTTCACCGCCGCGACCACGCCTGACTGGCAGGACAAGGCATCTCGGCCAAAGGACCCGCAGCCCCGCAACGAGAAACTGGACCTGCTGTGGTCCTACTACGTCGGAGATCCGCCGCTGCCGGAGATCTCCGAGGAGTACGAAGACATCTTCCGCGACGTGATGCGCAAGGCGCGCTGCAATTACGCGCCGATGTGCGTCTCGGCGATGCTCAACCGGATGGAGCTGTCGGCCATCTCCACCGACCTGGACTCTTCACCCAACGGTGACGACAAAGCCGCTGAGATCATGGAGGACTCCGGGTTCGCCGCCCAGTTCAAGGATCTGCTCGGCTACATGTTCGCCATGGGCGAGGCCTACGCCATGGTCGTTCCGAACGTGGACGGACCCACGATCCATGCGATCGACCCGCGCCGCTGCATCGGCATCCCGGACCGCAACAACCCGGTACGTTTGCGCGCCGTGCTGATCAAGGACTTCGATCCCATCGAAGACGTCCAGATCGCCCACCTGTTCCTGCCTGGGCAGCGGTGGGAGCTGCGCTACGAAGACGAGAAGTGGAAACGCGTCAGCGACACACCGGAAGCGGTCAAGGGGCTCGAGAAGCTCGGCGGTATCCCGATTGTGCGGTTCGAGAACCCCCACGGGCTCGGTGAATACGAACCGCACCTCGATGTGCTCGACCGGATCATCGACACCACCTTGCAGCGCATCGTGCTGTCGAAGTTCCAGGCGTTCAAGCAACGCGGCGTCTCCGGCGACGAGGACGAAGAAGACGAGTTCGACACCGAGCAGGACAGCGACGGAGAACTCACCGCCACCGAGCGTGCCGGAGCTCGCAGGAACAAGGACTGGGACAAGGTCTTTCGGGCCGACCCGGGAGCGGTGTGGAAGGTCCCCGCCGGCTGGGACTTCTGGGAGTCTGGGCAGGCCGACATGTCGGGCATGCTGCAGGCCAAGCGCGATGACACCAAGGAATTCGCGGCCGTCACGTTCACCCCCCTGTACCTGATCACTCCCGACGACGCCAACGGTTCGGCCGCCGGGGCCGACCTGCTGCGCGAGGGCCTGACCTCAAAGGTCCGCGACCGCCGCGCCCGCGTCACACCTGGTCTGAAGCTGGTGTGGCGCATCGTGTTCGCGATGGCCGGCGAGACCGCGCGCGGGGCGAAGCTGCGGCTGCACTGGGGCCCGATCGAGTTCCGCTCGCTGGCCGAGAAGGGCTCAGCGACCGCACAGGCCAGCAAGGTGTTGTCGCGCCGCCGGATCCTCTCGGAGGTCTGGGAGATGTCGCCGCAGGACATCGAGGACAACGAGGTCGAGTTGTCCGCGGAACGGCTCATCGACGCGGCACAGCTCAGCGGTGTCGACGACCTGCCCACCGACGAGCCGGATGACGCTTCGGCGCAGGTGAGCCCCGTTGTCGAACCCGCAGCCGCCTAGCCGTCTCACCCCGCAGCAGGCGCTGGCGGCGGCCCGGGCCGCGGCCGCCGCCCGCACCCCAGCTCAGACGGTCACCGCGGTGAACCGGAAGGTGTCCGAGGGCGTGATCACCGCCCGCGAGAAGGCTGCCCTCTGGGCCAAGGCCGCCATCCGGCCGTGGCTGGCACAGATCGACCCCTACGACGGCCGCGCGGCGCAGCAGTTCACCGAGGCCGCCGCCAACCGAATGGCCATCGCGCAGCGGACCACCGCGGTCACCGCCGCGGCGGGCCAGAAACAGATCCTGACCATGATGGGCATCTCGGTCACCCCACGACCGAGCAGTCCATTGGACATCCGGGCGCCCGGCGCGGTCTTCGACGGCGGCCGGGTCAGCTTGGAACACGGCAACGTCTCGGTCACCTACGCCGGCGACGAGTCGGCCGAACTGTCCGCCAAGGACCTCACCACCGTCGAGGTTCTCAACCGGCCTATCCGGGCCATCCGCTACCTCGAATCGCAGGGCGCAACCCGCGACGAGGCACTACAGGCCGCCACCGAGCGCCTCGACGTGATCGTCGACGACAACCTGATGCTCGCGCAGCGGTTCGCTGAGTCCGAGGTCATCAACCTCGCGGCCGACCAGCCACGCAGCCGGATCGTCGGCATGCGCCGCGTCATCCACCCGGAACTGTCCCGGACCGGAGTGTGTGGCCTGTGCATTGCGGCGGCCGACCGGCTCTACACCGTGCGGGAGCTGCTGCCGATCCACAAGCGGTGCAAATGCACCACCGCGGCGGTCACCGAGGACTACGACCCCGCTGATGAGCTCAATGCGATCGACCTGAGCCAGCTCTACACCGACGCCGGCGGAACCTCGCGAGCCCACCTGAAGCGGACTCGCTACAAGACCGGCCAGCACGGCGAACTCGGCGCCGTGCTGGTCCCCCAACGCGACTACAAACCACGAGGCACCGACGCCGACGTCGAGACGAAAGCACCGGTGTACGTGGGCGGCCCCGAGTCCAAACCCGAGATCGCCCGCCGGCATCTGCCGATCCTCGAGGAAAACCTGGCCAAACTGCGTTCCGACGGACTCTCCGAGGAATCGTCGCAGGTCAGATACCACAAAGAGCAAATCGCGAAGTTCCGCGCTGACCTCGCCGCCGAAAAAGCCGCCGCCCAGGCACTGCCGAAACCCGCCGCCCAGCCCAGAAAGGGTATGGCGACGAAACAGAAGGACCCCAACCCGGCAGCGGCAAGCGGTGGAGGCGGAGGCCGCGGCGGTGGCGGCGGCAACGACGGAACGGGCTTCGGCCCCGAAGACGATCATCCAGACCTGGGCCCCGACGAGCACGCCGCAGCGCGCCGCGCCGCCGAGACCGCGGTGCAGACAGCCCGCGAAGCCGAACCGGCGATCTCCGACGCGGTGCGGGCCACAGTCGACGCCGGTGGCGGTGAGCTGCACCGGTTCGACAGCCGGATCAAGACCGCCGGTTCGCTCTACCGCAAGATCCAAGACGACATGGTCGCCCGCGGTGAACCCGCCGACGTGGTGGCCTCGCAGATCCGCGACACCGTCCGCTACACCGCGGTGCTGCCCGATGACGGCTACTGGGCGCGGGGGACAGCGATCGGCGACAAGTTGGCCGCGGCCGGGTTCGAACGGGTCAAGAGGGTGCGTGGCTGGCTGCGCGAAGGCTACCGGGGGCGCAACGACACCTTCCGCAGCCCCGATGGTGTGGACTTCGAGGTCCAGTTCCACACCGAGGCGTCGCTGGCCGCCGCCGAGCGCACCCACGCGCTCTACGAGGTGATCCGCCTGCCCACGACGCCAGAGGCACGCCGCGAGGCCCTGCGAGCCGAGCAGAACGCGGTGTTTGCAGCCGTTCCGGTCCCCGACGACGTCCCGTGGGTAGAATGAAGGAGCAGGACGGAGGAGGTGACGCGATGAAGTTCTTCACCGATGGCTATGGCCACGTCGCTCGCGTCCACACCGACACCCTGTTCGGGCCCGATTTCGGCACCGCAAAGGCGCAAACCTACCGCGCGGGCCACAACGACTGGCGCGACGGCGGGCCTGGCCTCACCAGCGAGCTGCGATTCAGCGGCGACTGGGAACCCTGCAGTGACGATGACGCCGCGGCTCTGATGGCCGCGGCCCGTCAAGCACATCGTCAACTGGTCTAGCCACCCCGGCCGACCCGCCCCGACAAGCAACCCCGTGAGCGCAGCTCCGGGGTTGTTTTGCATCCCAAGAACTTCCGCCGCGGTGGCGGTTGACCCGTCATGGGTTCCCTTCCCGACATGGGAGTTGTCAGTGCCTGATCTACCGAAAGACCCGACCACCATCCCCGTGGGCACCCATGGCGGTGCCGACGATTCCAGCGGCGCCAGTGGCACTGGCGGCGCGGGCGGCCAGCAGCAAGGCGGTGAGCCGGGCGGGAATCCCGACAGGGGCTTCCCGGAGAACACACCGATCGTGGAGATGACCGCCGAGCAGCAGGCGGCCTATTGGAAGTTCCACGACCGCCGCAAGAGCGACACGCTCAAGGCATACGGGGGCATCACCCCAGAAGAGGCGTTGCAGTACCGGCAGGACGCCGAGGCCGCACGCCGCGAGCAGCTGCAGCCCAGCGAACGCGCCCTGGAAGACGCCAGAACCGACGCCACGGCAGCCGCCATGGCAGCCGCGGCCCAAGACTGGGCACCTCAGATCGCCGAGGCGATCATCGGCCAGTTCATCACCGACACCGAGCAGCGCACCGCGGTGCTGGCCGGCATCAATCCGATGGCGTTCGTCAAGGACGGCAAGTTCGACAACGCCGCTCTCATCGGGCATCTCACCGGCCTGCAGGCCGCCTTCGGCGGCGGCACCAACAGCGGTGAGCAAGAGCAACCACCCAGTCAGTGGGGCCAGCACGGACAACATCCGCCGGCGCAATCCCGGTGCGATGAAGGCTTGGCCGAGGCGAAACGCCGCGGCTACATCACCTAGGAGGAAGCGATGTCGACTGACATCACCGTTCACTCCAGCAAGTACCAGGTCGAGGACCGGTCGTGGCTCATCGGGCAGCACGGCGTGGACGTCACTCCTGGTATCACGCTGGACATCTCGAAGTTCTCCCGCAATGGCACCGGTGAGGTGCAGAAGATCACCGTCTCGGGCACCGACCCGTTCGCGGTGACCCTGCTGGGGACCCCGACCGACCCGATCGACGACCAGGCCACCGCCGCCGACGTGAGGGCTGCGCTGGAAGCCATCGTTGGGGTCGGCAAGGTCGCCGTCGCCGGCTCCGCGGGCGGCCCGTACACGGTGACGTTCGCACCGGAGCTCGGTGACGTCGCGCAGATGACCGCTACCGGTGCCACCGTGTCGACCACCACGGCCGGTGCTACCGCGCACTACCCGAACGGCTACATCCCGTCCGGGATCGTGCTGGGCCAGATCAGCGCGAGCAAGCTCTACGGCCCGTACGACAACGGCGCGAACGACGGCCGCGAGACGGCCGCCGGCCTGCTGTTCTCCTCGGTCCGTGCCATCGACACCGCCACGGGCAATCCGCTGGCCACCGTCGGCGGCGCGAAGTTCGTGCACGGCTTGGTGAACGAGGCGAAGCTGCCCGCCAACTCGGGCATCGACGCCGCCGCCAAGACCGACCTCAAGCTCATCGCCTGGTTGTGAGAAAGGACCACTGAATCATGGCTATCGTTTTCGACGGTCCCATCTCCCCGGACGCCCTGACCACGTTCATCCGCAACGTGCCGGTGAACCCGAAGTTGGCCTTGGTCAACATGTTCCCGACGAAGTACTTCGACACCAACCGGATCGACTGGGCGGAGTTCGTCAAGACCAACCGCACCGCGTCGTACCGGTCGTTCGACGGCACCATCCACGTCTCCAGCCGCGACGCTGGTTCGGGGAAGTACGTTGAGCTGGCGCCGTTCTCGGACTCCCTGAACAAGGGCGAGTACGAGACCATCGCCGAGCAGATCGCCCGCCTGGGTGGCACCAACAAGGCCGCGCAGGTCAAGGCGGCCTACAACGACGCCGAACGCCTCAAAGGCACCATGGACAACCGGCGTGAGCTGGCATGGGGCGACGTGCTGACCGACGGCAAGCTGACCATCAACGAGGGCGGCTTCTCCGGCGAGGCCGACTACGGGGTGCCGGCCAACCAGGTCACCGCTCCGGCGACCGCCTGGACGGACCACACCAACGCCAAGCCGTTGACCGACCTCGACGCGCAGCAGGAAGTCCGCATCGCCAACGGCAATGACCGTGCCGGAAAGATGCTGCTGTCTCGCGTGGATCTCGGCCACCTGCGCCGCAACAAGGAGGTCATCGACGCGGTCCACGGTGCCACGGCCGGGCGCACCAGCGTGTCGAAGGCAGAGCTGAACACCCTGCTGGAGTCCGAGGATCTGCCGGTGATCGTGGACACCTACGACACGTCGCTGAACGTGGAGGGTCAGGACACCCGGGTCATCACCCCGGGCCTGGTGCAGCTCCTGCCGGACAACCTCGGTGATCTCGGGTTCTTCGCCTACGGCACCACCGCAACCGCGCTGGAGCTGGCGAAGTCGAAGCAAGCCGAGATGACCTTCGGCGACGCCTCCGGCATCGTCGGCGTCGTCGAGAAGGTCGGGCCGCCCTACCGGGAGTTCACCTTCGTCGACGCGAACGGCATGCCGATCCTGACCAACGCGGGCCTGCTGTCCATCATGGACGTGCGCTGATGGCTCGTTGCCTGGCCCGGCACGTCGCGGTGTTCGACCCGAAGGGCAACCTGCGTCAGTTCGCGCCTGGTGACTGCCCGCCCGCATGGGCGGTCAAGCAGATCACCAACCCGAAGGCGTGGGGTGGCCCCTCGGAGTCGGACGGCGACGAGCCAGTTGGGAGGCATCGGGCGGCTGGCGGCGGCGGCGAAGGACCGCCGCCGCTGGCCGGCCCGAACGCGGGCCGCGACCCGTGGGCCAAGTACGCACGGTCGCTCGACGTCGAGGTCGACGAGGACGACAAACGGGACGTGATCGTGACCAAGATCCGGGACGCAGGCCACCCGGTCGAATGACCAGCGCCAAGCCAGGGCCCGGGATGTTCGTCACTCCAGAGGATGTCATCGGGCGGTTCGAGGGCAACTTTCCCAAGCATCGAATCCCCTGGCTGGCGCTGCGGATCGGTGACGTCGAGAACGAGCTGATCGGCGAAGTGCCGTCGCTGGCCGAGCTCGACGTCAACGCTGATCCCAAGTCCCCGAACCGGGAGGTCCGGGCGGCAGCCCGCCGCGTTGGCAGGGTCCGGACCTTGGTCATCGACAAGCTGCTCGACCTGTTCCGCAACCCGGACGGTGCCACCACCGTCTCCGACGCCCACGAGGGCATCTCCAGCAGCCGGTCCTACGCCGGGCGCCAGTACGCCGGCACCGGAGAGACCGGCATCTCGTTCACCGAGGCCGAGCTGAATCGGGTCCGGGTCCGCAAGCCCCAGCGACCGAAGATCGGCAACTACGGCGTCTCCCCGTGGGGGATTCCGTGAACGGGTTCGGTGAGACCGTCACCATCACCGGGGTCAGTCGCGACGGCAGCAACGAAACCCCGCGCCGGCGCGGCACGGTGGAGGACACAGAGTTCGGAGAGGCGACCGAGGTCTACCTCGATGACCACCGCGGCCGGCGGGCGGTCATCGAGCGCAGCTGGTTTTGCCCTCGCACCGAAAGCGTGGGAGTCGTTGCCGGCGACCGGATCACCCGCCCCAACGGCGAGGTGTACTCGGTGTGGGCCGGGCCGTTCGGCGACAACCCCCACCCGATCTCCGGCCGGGACCTCAACCAAAAGGTCTACCGGGTCCGCAGCGTTCAGGCGCCGCCGCGTGGATGACATCGACATCCCTACACCCAACCCGGCGTTGACGGCGATCCTGGCCAGCCCACGCATGTTCGAGCTGGTCCGGCAGCGCACCGAGGCCGCCAAGGTGGCCTGGCAGTCCATCGTGGCCAAGCGCAGCCGCCGCCTGTCCGCCTCCGCCCGGGTGACCGTGGGGATCGGCGGCAAGAACAACGACCGCCCGGTCGGCCGGCTCACCGTCGGTGAGGGCCTGCGCTACGGCGCCTCACACGAGTTCGGCCACGGTACGCGCCGCAGCGCCGCCAGCGGCCGGTTCGTCGCCGACAACGGCAAACGTCGCCGCGGGGTCCGCCGCGGAAAGGTCAACGGCGCAAGGGAGCTCAAGACGGTGCTGCGTTCGATGAGGTCGCTGTGAGTTTCGACTGGCTCCCCACCTGGTACGTCCCGGGGCTGCCGTGGGTCGAAGACGCAATCACTGCGCTGCTGCAGCCGCTGTTTCCCACCGATGTCTCCCGGCCGGTAGAGGTCGTCAACCAGCTGCCCGATGCCGTCATGGAGACCGGATGGGTCGGCCGGCTGCTGATCATCACCCGATTCGGTGGGGCAGCCGACATTCGCGCTGATCAGGCCGCCGTGCAGATCGCGGCGGTCACCAACCGGCGTGATGAATCGCTGGTGCTCAACGGGTTCGTCCGCGACGTCCTGCCGAGCATCAACGACCCCATCGAGATCGAACTGCCGGACGGTCACCTGGCCACGCTCACCGCAGCGATGGAAACGGCGGGGCCCGAGGAAATCCCGGGCGAGGAGTACGACGAGCGGATCGTGCCGTCGACGTTCCTGTTCACCTTCGACAACCCCCTGCACACCCCCGACTACAGCGACCACCTCGGTCACTGAAGCGCTCTCTCGAAAGGACAGTGCAATGCCACCCATCCCCAACTCCATCAAGGCATTCAAGGGCGGCCAGAAGGGCCTTCAGATCGCCCCCCTCGACATGGCTGTGATGCTCGGCCGCGTCGACCGCGTCGCCGCCTTCACCCGCAACCTCGAAGGTCCCGACGGAAGCCTCGTCATCCCCAACGGAATCAAGGGGATCGGCTACATCACCAAGGGCAACGGCATCGGGGTGAAGCCGGAGATCTCTTCGAACAACATCGAGTCCGCCGGCGAGGGCCTGCCGACCCGCATCATCATCGACAAGCAGTCGATCAGCGTCGATTTCGAGCCGCGCCAGTTCGGCCGTGACATCCTGGAGGTGGTCTTCTCCAGCGACTACTCCAACCTCACCCCGTCGGCGCACTCCGGCTTCCACGCGCCGATCGCGACCGTCCCGGAGAACCAGGACTACCGGACCATCGTGCTCGGCAAGGACAGCTACAAGGCGCTGCCGATCTTCTTCGGCTACGTCCTCAACCGGACACAGCTGTCCGGCGTCGACGCCCAGAAGTGGCAGGCGAACGACACCGTGACCTGGCATCCGACGCTGACCACCGTCGCCGACGATGACGACCTGGACAACCTGGGTGAGTTCTTCATCTTCGGGCCCGGCTTCGAGCTGTGCAACGCCGAGAACGACACCGGCTTCGCCCCGCCCACCACTGAGTGGATCGCGCTGCTGCCGCCCGCCCCGGCCCTGACCGTCGGTGGCGGCAAGCTGCAGCTGAAGGTGCTCGACAACCTCGGCGCCGACCGCACCGCGGCCGCCACCTACATCAGCTCGGTGCCCGCCAAGGCGACCGTGTCGGCCACCGGCGAGGTGACCCCCGTCGCCGCCGGCACCACCGACATCACCGCCACCTACAAGACGAAGACCGCCACCGTCACCGTCACCGTCTCCTGACCCTTCCAGTAGCACCGGCCCTGGCCCCGCGGCGATCCCGCGGGGCTGGGGCCGTCCACATTCAGTGACCACCGAGGAGTAACCCCCATGGCGAAGACCGCCGGCCGTTTCTACGAGATCCGCAAGCAGCTCGGCGACAAGCCGTACGTCCTCACCGAGGACATCTCCATTCCGCCGATGACCCTCGCCGCACGCGAAGAATGGCGCAAGGCATCTCGCGAAGCAGTCACCGATCGCTACTTGCAGTCGATGGCACTCGCCGAAGGGAAGAAGCTTCCCGACACCGACCACTCCAGCCGCATCGAGCGCGCTCTGATCGGCGACCAGTACGAGGCCTGCAAGACACTGTTCGCCGACGACGCGCGCGCCTGGGACCTGTTCATCGTCGAGCTGCTCGAGTTCAACAAGGTCGCCGGCACCGACTCCGAGAGCGACGCGGACGCGGAGGGAAACGTCGACGGCGACGCGACGCCCGCGTAGTCGCCGTCGTCAACGCCTGCTGGACCGAGATCCAGTGGGATTTCCAGAAGATTCTTCAGGTCAACGCCCTCGACTACTTCCGTGAGGAGTCGGGGCGTACCTGGGAACAGTTCCTGGAGTTCTTCGACCAGCTCTGCGAGGAGCAAGGCAGCCGATTGTGGGCACGGGCCGCAACCGACCCGTCCCTTCGGGCACGCGTCGAGGCGATGACGCCCGACGAGATCGCAGAACTACGAGAGCAATCCGCCAACGAGCCGCACTACGGCTACACGCGCGATGTCCAGGAAAGCCGCAACATCGCCGACCAGATGATCGCGGTACGCGCCCAGCTCGCCCGCCAGAAGGCGAGCGAGGTGTCGTTCATGCCCCGGCCGCGCATGCTCGCCGATCTCATCGACGCCCGCGAATCCGCGCTCACCCGAGCAGATCTCGATGACGCCATCGAACAAGCCCACGCCAACGCCGATCGGCTCGGACTCAACTGAATGGAGGTGTGATGCCGACATATAGCGCCGGCAAGGCCTCCATCGACATCGGCCCGAGCCTCAAGGGTTTCCGGGCTCAGCTGGAGGCAGATCTCAAGAAGATCGACGCCCAGCTTGGGGTGGCGGTCCACCCTAATCTGGCGCAAGCCAGGGCTGACCTGGAGCGGTGGCGGCTGCAGGAAGAGCGCCGGGCGATCGACATCCCGGTCAACGTCGAGACCCGGTCGGTGCAGCGGGCCCGGCGTGATCTCGACAGCCTGGCCAGTGCCGGCACCAAGGCGATGTCGGCGCTCAAGTGGAACGCCGGCGCGCTCGGCATCTCCACACTGCCGATGCTGGCCACCGGATTGGCAGAGGTGGCCGGTGCGCTCACCCAGGTCGCCGGGGCCGCGTGGCTGGTGCCCGGCGCGGTCGCCGGCGCCGTGGCGTCCATCGGCACGCTGGCCATCGGTGTCTCCGGCGTCAAGGACGCCTACACCGCCGTCACCGCGGCGGCGACGACTTCGGCGAGCAAGCAGACGAGTTCGGCGAACTCCGCTGCGCGTGCCCAGCGCGACCTGGCGCGGGCGTACCGGGATGCTCGCCGCGAGGTCGAAGACCTCAACATCTCGCTGCGCGGCGATCAGATCTCCGAGCAGCAGGCCATCCTCAACGCCCAGCGCGTCCGCCGAGACCTGGGCCGTGACTTCGCAGACGGCCAGATCCAAGACCAGCTGGACCTGCAGTCCCGCCTGCTCGACATCCAGGCAGCCGATCAGGCGGCCGTCGAGGCGCACGTGCGGGCCATGCGTAAGGCCCAGGACGTTGGGGATGCGAATGCGAAGGGTATCGAGGGCGCCGATCAGGTTGTCGCGGCTCACGAAGCGGTCGCTGCCGCCGCTGGCACCGCAGGCGCTGCCTCCGACAAAGCCGCCGAAGAGATGGCCAAGCATGCACCGGAGGTGCAGGCGTTCGTTCAGACCCTCGTCGACCTCAAGCCGCAGTTCGCGGACCTGAAGAAGACAATCGAGGCCAACATCTTCGCTGGCCTGTCGGGCGAGCTGCGGACCCTGGTCGACCAGGATCTGCCCGGCCTACAGACGGGCCTCGGTGCCATCGGCACGGCGTGGAACACCAACATCGTCGCCCTGATGCGCTCGCTGGGGTCTGACAGCTCCAAGGGCCTGCTGGACCGGATCCTGGGCAACACAGCGGATGCGCAGACCCGATTCACCAAAGCCATCGATCCGCTGGTGCACGGCATCGGCACCCTGGCCGCCGCTGGCACTGACGTCCTGCCGCGCCTGGCGGACGGGTTCGGCAAGGCGATGACTCGCTTCGACACGTTCATCACTGCCGCCGACCAGGACGGTCGCCTGGATAAATGGATCAACGACGGCATCGACGCCCTCGATCACCTCGGCAACGTCGGCATCAGCGCCGCGGAGATCTTCGGCGATATCAACCAAGCCCTCGGCGGTGATGGCCTCCTCGCCAAGCTCGACAGCGGCGCGAAGAAGCTCCACGAGTTTCTGTCCTCCGACAAGGGGCAGGCGGAACTGAAAGAGTTCTTCCACGACGCCAAAGAGCAACTGGCGCAGTGGAAACCGACCCTGGAGGCGTTGCCCGGGCTGATGACCGGCGTCATGGACGCGGCGAAGGCCTGGGCTGATGTCATCCTCCCGCCCCTCGGCGCGATCAGTGGATTCCTGGGAGATCATCCGGGGCTGATCAAAGCGGTCGCTGAGGCGTTCCTGGCTTGGAAGACAATCGATTTCGCGAGCAACATCCTCAACGGTTTGGGCAGCATCTCCACCACCCTGGGCGAGCCCGGCGGTAAGGACGGCAAGGGTGGCCGTGGCCTACTCCGCAAACTGGGGATGGCCGCAGCGTTCCTGGGAGCCATGGAAGCGGTCAAACTCGGCGCGAACTGGCTCAACCCGGACGACGGCCAGGAGCCGTCGGCCGCCGAGGCAGTCGGCGGTGGCCTGGCCAACATCGGCGGCATGGCCGTCGCCGGCGCCCAAGTCGGCGGAGTGCCCGGAGCCATTGTCGGCGCAGGGCTCGGCGTAGGAGCATCCGTTGTCGAGCGAGCGGCCGGGGATCTGGCACGCCAGAAAGCCGAGGCCGAGAAGAACCGCCTCGACAGGGAAAAGCGCAACCCGTACCAGGCGCCGCCGGTCAACGAGAACCGATACGGGCCCGCACTGGACATACGCGCATTGGTCCTCGCGGGCCAAGCCCCCGGTTACTCGATGGCCGACGACGGCGTCACCATCATCGGCCCCGACGGCAAACCAGCAATGACCATCGGCCCCGACGGCACACCCGTCCCCATCTACGGCGCTCAGCCACCCCCCGGCTTCCGCAAAGGCGGCCCCACCCCGTCCACCCCCGGACCTGGCCCGACCGGCGGCTACATCGCCGAAATCCACAAGAAGGAGTGGGTCAGCAACGAGCGTGGGCGTGCGGTGCTCGGCGATGAGTTCCTGGCCGCCGCCGACCGGGGCGTCGTCGACATCAGCCGCCTGCCGAAGTTCGACGTAGGCGGCCCGGGCGATGCCCTGTTCGACAACTACGGCAACCCCATCACCCGCGGCAACCTACCCGGGCCAGCGGCGGCCCCCAACGCGCCGAACCCGATGCAGGGCGGCCTTGGAAACGTCCTGGGGTCATTCGCGTCGGGTCTCGGCGGCTCCATCGGCAACATCGCTGGGATGTTCGGCGGACCGGCCGGCGTCGGCGGTGGTGCTGCTGGTGCTGCCGGCGCGGGTATGTCGCTGGCCGACCGCGCCGCCGGAATCCCCGGACTGATCGGTCTGGCCGGTGCGGCTGGCAGCTCCAACCCCGCACTGGCGATGGGGCAGTGGGGCCAGAACACCGCGAAGTGGCTAGGCGACTTCACCGCAAAAACGGTGGGCGGGTTTGGAACCGCGCTGTGGCAGGGCGCACTCGACATGTTCGGACTCGGCGATTCCATGCTGTCGCTGAAAAACCCCTGGACCCAGGCCGCCATGGGCATTGCCCAGTTCGGCCTGGCCAACGACGGTCCGATCAGCAAACTGATGGGCACTCCCGGCGGCGGTACGGCGATACCCGGCCTAGGCGCCGGCTTCGGGTCGAAGTCCATCACCCTCGGCGACGGATCAACCATCAGCATCCCCACGCTGGGCACCGCCGACGGCTCAAACCTCAGCAGCGCCGGCGGCGGAGCATCGATGCCCGCCGCGGCCGCCGGTGGATCCGGTAAGCAAGGCGCGTCGTGGTCGAACTTCGACGCGATCGCCAAGTCATTCGGCCTCACCGTCACTTCTGGGTTCCGTGACCCGAACGGACCGACCATCGCCGGCGTTCCCGCATCGAAGTCCTACCACGGCTCCGGCCGCGCGCACGACTACGGCGGCAGCCCCGCACAGATGCGGGCATTCGCAGACTTCATGGCCGCCAACTACGGCTCCCAGATCAAGGAACTCATCTTCGACCAAAAGGGATTCGGATCGACCATCCACGATGGCCAGGTCGTCGGCCCGTTCGGGTCGTTCTACACGATGGGCCAGGCCGGTTACCACGGCGACCACGTCCACATCGCCTTCGCCAACGGCGGGGCGGCGCGAGGCCCAGGTGGCCCGAAGGGCGACAAGATCGCGGCGTTTCTGTCCGACAACGAGCACGTCTTCACCTCCGAAGACGTGAACGCCATGGGCGGCCAGGACGAGGTCTACGCCTTCCGTCGTGCCTTGCACCGGGCATGGGGTGGCTCCATCGGCCGCGCCCTGCTGAACATCACCCCGGCGCAGGACCAGGCCCAGACCAAGCAGCTGGCCGCGAAGGCGCCCAGCCCGGGCCCGGCGCCGGCCAACGCGCTCAAGCCGCTGGCGCCGCAGCCGCCGCCCACCGCAGCTACCGCGCCCCAACCGAACCCGGCGGCGCCGCCCGGATCGCCGGGCGCAGACCCGAACGCCGCCGGTAGCGATGCGCAACAGCGCGCCGGCCAGCTCGCCGCGCCCCAGGTCGGTGCGGCGCCGCGGACGCTGAACCACAACCTGACCGCCATCAGCACCGGAATCTCCTCGGCGGCATCCACGATCGGCAGCCTCGCCCAGTCGGCGATCGGTGCCGCCCCGTTCCCGGGCGCAGGAGAGGCCGGCGCCCTGGTGGCGGGCCTGGTCAAGCAGGGCGGCAAGATCGCCGACAACGCGGTCAACGTCTTCTCGTCCTCGCTGGTCGGCAACCTCGGCGACAACACCACCGCCGGCGCCTACGGGGCACCCGTGCTCTCGCAGGCGCCGCAGCCCGTCCGGCCGATCGACAACCGCACCATGTTCGGCACCGTCACGGTCGGCGACCCACGCGAATTCGTCCGGGAACAGCAGCTCTACGAGGCTCAGCGTTCCCAGAGCGTCGTGGACAGCTGGAGCTTCTGATGTCGCAGTACCTGACCCTCGACATCATCGGGCGGGACGGGTCGTTTTGGCGTGTGATGGGGCCCGGCCGAGGCCAGCAACACGTCGTCTTGTCGCCGAAATCGGCGATGATCTTCGACCTTCCAACCGAAACCCGGTGGGTCAAGAACGCGCTCGGGCAGCGCTACCAGTCCTACGAGTTCCAGAAGCGCACCTTCGTGCTGACGTTCCTGGCCTACCACTGCGACAAGTACACGTGGGCCGACGTCGTGACCAGGTTCGGGTGGGCGTTCGACTACGACGCCGAGACGATCCTGCGGTTCACCGGCCCCGACGGTGTGCGGGACATGTTCGTGCGCAAGGAACATCACTCCACTGCGTTCTCGGCGATGCCGTGGGAGTCCCGTGACCCGTTCCTGACCGGTTCCAGCAGTGAGCAGTTCACTTTGTCGGCGGAGCTGCCGTTCTACGTCGGTAAGCCGATCCGCCAGCAATGGTCGACGCCCAACCTGGCCGGCTGGCACAGCTTCGACTTCAGCAACGCGTCGACGGTCCCGGTGTGGCCGTCCTGGACGCTCACCGACCAGGCCGACTGGGACATCCCCGACTGTTCCTGGGGTTCGCCGATGCTCGGCCGGCCCGTCGAGGACATGGGCCGCACGGTGCCGATCAAGATCGATCCCCGCGACGGCTGTCTCTTATA